TCCTCTGTATACTCGCTAAAATTGCAGCGTAAGGAGACAGGGTCGAACATTACCGGTATGCCAGTAGATTCTTCTTGATTCTCCAGCCATTTAACAAGCGTATACGCGGCCTCGTGAGACCAGTCAGCGTATTCGTCTTTTAATAATTCGTCGATAGCTCGGACTACGCTTATATTTTCTCTGTCATAATCAATCATGCTGTAACTCCTTGGTTAGTACTTAATAAAGATCAGATGCCCAAACCAGCTTTGAGCCCTTCAAAAACAACTCATCGCCTGTCTGATCATTCTCACAATAAAACGTCTTATCTTGCCTGTTATACTCACCGCGCGTGAACATTGCACCCGATGTTGTTTTAACAAAGCATGAACCCTCTTTAATGTCTTTAATGGCTCGTAGCCTCCAGTTTAGCGGCTCAAAGTCTGTGGTATCAGCGGTAATCTTAAAAGCCTTGTAACCTTCCTCTTTCCATAAACTTCTTTGATCGTCCAGCTCTATCTGGCAATCAGCTTTCATACTAGCGGAGCAAAGCTGCTCAACTTCTCCCTCAATGTTTGTGGCTTTCAATCTGTAATAGTCGTATATCATTTTGGATTCCCCGTTGGTTAGTGTTCGCGCGCTAGCAAGTGCTGGCGTTTGATATATTATACTATGAGTATGATTTAAATTGCAACAAATATTGTAATCTTTTTTTAAAAT